AGTGGTTGAGCTTCTTGCAGCTGATCAATACGATATTGATCTTGCAAAGAGAGTAGCTTCTAAGTTGTTTGATTCACCAACTACTGCAAATAAGGAAACTATTCAAGTTGCCGTAGTTCCAACAAAATATGATGATTGTGTTCCAGTGATTGAAAAATCCTTGGAAAAATACAGTGCAAAAGAATTTGTCAAGAAACTTTGCACAGGATCTCATTCTATTGTAAAAACAGACGATAAGGGTATTCAGACATGGCTTAGAGCTGCTGAATTAGCTAAAATAAACTCTAACGGTAGAGTCAATTTGCATGCAGCATTGAAGCCTTGGGTAGAAGAAGCATTATTAAATTCTGTATTAGTTGCTGAATCTGAAAAACCAGAAGTTAAAACAGCTTCAAAGAATAAATATGTTGTTAGCAACAGAAAAGGTACTGTTGAAGTTGACCTTTTAAATGCAACATCTACTGGCGAAAAATTTACAAAAGGGAACTATGCTGACTTTGGCTTAGCTGATGAATATATGGTTGGTGCTGCTAATTCAGTTTCTCCTTACCAAAGATTAAAAAGAGCATTGAAAGACTAATCAATAAAAACTTCAAAATAAACAAGCCGCTTTATGCGGCTTGTTTTGCTTTTGTATAAAATTTACTATGTCAGATAAAAATGAAGAGATTGTTGATGCAATTGTTCCCGCATCAGAAAAAGTAATAATTGGGCCTTCTAAGTTATTCAGAGAATTAAAGGAAACAGATAAACCTTATTATCCTTTGCCTCCTGATAACATGAATGACATTTCTTATCCACAATTTTTAGAACCAAGATGTTCCATTTGTTCTTCGCCTTTTAGAGATTTAGCAGAACACGTATTTCTTGAAAGTGGTAAGAAGCCCCAGTCTGTTATTCAATTTTTTGCTCATTATTTTGATGCAAAACTTAACTGGATGCAGATTAACACACATATGGAGCAGCATTGTGACTTCAAAAAAATATCAACATCTGGTTTAAAAAACTATGAGCAAAGAGAAGAATTAATAGCTCCTTGGATTTTTAGAGAAAATCAATTAGCATTAATAGCTCTTCTTGTTGAGCTTGATGATGTAAGAGGCATGGATTGTTCTAAAAATAACGACCTCAAACTTAAAAGAGCTGCAATGGTAGAAAAACTAATAAGCAAAATCTTATATGTCAAAGAACAAAGAGATAATCAAGGAGTTTTTGCTATCAATATTTTTGAAATTCTTGTTAAATTGCATGAACAAATGGAAAATGAAGGCGATAAGAAAATTATAAGAGATGAAATGCAATTCTTAAGACAAAAAATACAAGCTGAGAATTAATGAGAAAACCTAACCCTCAAAAAACTCAGCAGAATGATGCAAAATCTCAACTTCTTCAACAAGCATCTGAAGTTGAAAAGTTTTTTAAAGAATCAGAATATGCTGAAGAGTTTTCTGATGATATTGTTCCTGCAACAAGATCAGAAGTAATCCCCCCTCATCCACCTGAAAAATCAAGATTCAATCCAGATAGAATTGTTGATATAATTACTTTCATAGAACACCCTTATTTTTGTAATCTTAAACCTTATCCTTGGCAAAAACTTATTCTTAAATGTTTTTATATGGGACAAGAAGGAAATACAAATCTTGTAATCAATGAAAAAAAAGAAGAAAGTGGATGTAATGGTTGTGTTTGGAACTATGTCAAAGAGAATGAAGATCTATTCTACAAAACAAGAAAAAGCCAAAAACAAATCAAAACTACGTTTTCAGTAGTAAACTCTCCATGCTTAACTTGTACTCGTTTAGATGATGAAGTAAGAATAGAAAGATACGAAGCTGCAAAAGAAGAAGCTACAAATCCAGATGCTGAAAGACAAGTTGAAGAATTGTCGCAAAGAGCAGTACTTGATAATTTTGAAACAGAAAATGATCTTTTATACTCTGATGAATTTGATCCCAAATTAAGAGTTCAAGTAAAAGAAAAAAGCTCAAAAAGATACAAATTTCAAGAATTAGTTTTAGTGCTTGGTAGACGTTCAGGAAAATCATTCTTAGTGTCTGCTATGGCACTTTATGAGCTTTATAGACTTATTTCTATGGGACATCCACAAGCAAGATATGGCTTGATGGAATTTGATGAAATAGTTTTATTGAATGTAGCTCGAAATGAAGAACAGGCAAAGAAAGCTATCTTTTCCAAAATCAAACAAACAGTTTTAGCTTCTCCATTCTTTCAACCATATATTGGAAAAGACACTGAACTTGAAATGCGATTTTACACTGAAAATGATGTGAAAGAAAATGAAAGAAGAGCGTCAAGAAGTTTAAATCCTTTTGCTGGATCTTTGGTTTTAAGATGTGGTTCAAGTAATGCTTCAGGTCTTGTTGGTCTTACTTGTTGGTGTATTATCATGGACGAAGTTGCAGCTATGGCAGGAGACAATCCTGATTCTGGTGTTGACTATGCTCTTTATGATGATTTGAAACCTTCTTTAGCTACATTTGGCAAAGATGGAAAAATGATGATGCTTTCCAACCCTAAAGGGCCTCTTGGATTGCTTTATGATTTGCATGAAAACAGATTAGACGATCCAGCAACTCTTGTTATGAGATTGCCAACTTGGTTAACTAATCCAAATATTGACAAAGCTTGGTTGGATGATCAAAAAAAGAAAAACCCAGTTGAATTTACAATGCAGTATGGTGCAGAATTTGGCGCTGCGTCATCAGATCCTATGTTTGACCAAGACTCAATAAGAAGAATGTTTTCATCTATGAGAATGGTGCCAAGATCAGAGTTTGCCCAGCCTCATATTGATTATTATTGCCATTTAGATCCAGCAAGAACTTCGGATTACTATGCATTGGCTATTTCACATACAGAAGAAATATATGGTTCAGTAGGGCCTGATTTCAAGCCACTTAAAAGAGTAGTCATTGACCACATTCATTTTTGGAATCCTCAAACTAAAAATCAACCTATCTCTGAAAGAGAAGTTGAAAATTACGTTATTGACTTGCACAAAAGATTTAGATTTAAACAAGTTAGTATTGATCAATGGAATTCACAATCTTCTGTTATCACTCTTCAAAGTAGAGGAGTTCCAATTATTGAAAGACAGTTTAATAAAGAATACAAAGAAAAGATTTACACAGAACTTACTCAGCTAATAAGAGAAGATAGAATTGATATATACGATCTTTCAAGTGGTGCTTATTTAGATACGCAAAATAATAAACATAATCTCAATGAAGTAGAAGAAGCCAAAACTCAATTTTTGTTTTTACAAAAGAAATGGAAAGGTAAAAGATATATTATAGAAGCTTTGTCTGGATATAAAGATGATATCTGCGATGCTGTGGCTGCAGTTTGTTACGAAGCTTTAACAAACAGAATTATTACAAGATCTCCGAGAAATAGAATGGTGAGTTTCGGTGGCAGGTACAGATAGAGATAATTTTATAATAAACAAATATGTCTTCAAAAAATATCAAAACAGCTCAATTTGGTGGTGTAGGTGGTGGCGGAAACGGATCACCTTTCTCACCAGGAAAAAGTCCTATTGGATCAGGTGGAAAAAATCCAGGTGGCTATGAAGTTAATTCTGACTGGGATGAAAATCTGACACTTGAAAAAATGTTGACAAAAACTCATGAAGACATGGATGTTTCAGACAGGAACATGGAATCAAGACTTACACCTCAACATAAGTTTTTTGAAGAAAATAAAGCCTATGTTTTAACTCGAGAAGAAAGATTAAAAGAAAAATTTAGAGCTGAATTACATGCTTATAAAAAATCTTTAGAAGAACATGCAGACAGTTTGCATAAGAATTCAGTCAAATATATTCAAGATCATTACAAGCTTACCGATAATGATTTGCAAACTATGGAACAAAGATTGCATCAAAGAAGGCATTTTGATGATTCTAAGAAAAGAGAATTTAAATACGAAGACCAAGTTCCAGATCAAATAAAAGCAGAAAGAACTCACTCAATATTGTCTGATAGACAATTAAATCGTATTGCTACTATTGTCATGAGAGATAAATTAACTCAAGAAAATGATGAAGATGTAGAACAAAGAAATATTTTTGATATAAAAAGATTTGAATACGCTCCAATAGGAAGAACACCTATACTTACTCATGGAGATGAATTGCATCAATATTTTGAAGATATGTTGCATGAGTACACACCAGAATCAAATGGAGCTATGGAAGTTGGAGATCTTATAACAGATGAAACCAATCCTGATTATGAAGCAAATTTTCATCCAAGAAATGAAATAGCCAATGAATTTAATGACGAATTAAAAGAAATTAATGTTTTTCAAACATTAGAAGATAATTTGCATAATAAGAAAATGCCTGATAATCAATTTGACAGAAATAACATGTCGTCTGATAAAGAAAAATACGGTAATGAAGACATGGGTGTTGAAACTGTTTACGAAGGATCTGCTTGGTTTGGATCTCATACACCAGCATCATTTGGATAATTTGTAAAATAATCATATGATGTATGATTATTTAGTAATTGGCGCTGGTTTATTTGGATCTATTTTTGCATATGAAGCAAATAAATTAGGCAAAAGTGTATTAGTAATAGAGAAAAGAAATCATATTGGTGGAAATTGTTACACCGAAGAATATGAAGACTATCATATACACACTTACGGTCCACATATTTTTCACACATCCCAAAAATATATATGGGACTATATAAATCAATTTACAGAATTTAATAATTATTCTCACAGAATAAAGTCTAACTATCAAGGCAAACTTTATTCCATGCCTATTAATTTAATGACTTTGCATCAAGTTTGGCCTGAAATTATTACACCAGAAGATGCTAAAAAGAAAATAGAATCCGAAAT